CTATGCCTCTGCTTGGACAAATATGTAATATTTCTCTAGTGAAATTTTCTGCGCCTAGCTGTTCAACGTCTGCGTTAAGTCTATCACTGGAACCCCAGTAATCTCTCCAATCACTTTCTTTTGTTGAGCGCCTTTTATTCTTCTTGCCTTTAAGCGGTGGTTTAGTTACTTTAAACTTTGCTAGTTTCTTGCCTACGTACATCATGCCATTGGTTAGATTTGTTATCAAGTAGACAAATGCTTCACAGCCTTCTGGCAGTTCGTCAATTTGTTTACCCTGATAAGTCCAATGCATATCATACTTATTTTGCCTTAGATTTATTCTCTGCCAATTTGGCTTTGAATGCGTTGCCTATCTCGTCTTGTCTTAGTTTTGTTAAGCGCCTAATTTCTCGCAACCATCTACGACTTGCTGCGTGAGTACGATAAGACAAACGAGCTTCAAATTTCTCGTTTGCCTTAAAATATTCTAAGTAAGCCTTAGTTAACTGATCGTGAATATCGTCTTCAATCATTGTTCTATTACATCAATATCATTTTCATAAGACGTAAATCCGTTTTCTTTAACAACACGCATTACATAACTAACTCTTCCGATAAGTTCGTCTTTGTGTGAGATAAGGAAAACATTTTTATCGCCTTCACGTCCCATTTTCTTAAGAACGCCTAGTGAATTTTCAACACCTGCCGTGTCCATACCACTGTCAATCAACTCGTCAATAAACAACAAGTTAATCTTTTGATACAGGCTTTCCCAAACATCGCGGAATGCAAAGCTCATACCTAAGATAAGTCTGTTACGCTCACCGCGTGACAAGTTATCAAAGTCTAAATCTTGACCTAGTTGTGTAATTTCAACATTCAAATCATTTTGGAACACAACTTGATGCGGCAAACCTAGCTTGTCAAGATAATATGTAAGTCTATTGTTCAAGTACGCTAAGTTTTGATCAATAATCTTCTTACGAATGAAACTATCTTTGTTTGTCAACAACTTGAGCAAGAACTCTTGATGCTCTTTGTAACCTGTAAGTTCGTTTACAGGAGTCCAATCAATTTCTTGCATTGCAGTTGACATTAATTCGTCAATCTGTGCTTGATAAGGATCAGATTCGTTTTGTTTTGCATCAAACGCTTGCTTCAAGCTATCAACGTTCTTACGATGTTCGTATGCTTCTTTAGCAGTTTCGTAAAATGTTGTAGGTTTACCGTTGATATCACCGATGTCATTTAGATCTTTAAGTACCGCAGTTAGCTTAGTGCTAATTTCTAAATGATATGTGTCTGCATCTTGTAATTCTTTCATTTTCTTGTCAAGAATTTCTTGTTTCTTATCTGCATGAAGCGGTTGATTACAAGTATAACACGTTGCATCTTCAAGATTTAAGATGTCTTTTTCGACCTTATCAACAGAAGCCTTAGCACGTAACTGTGCAGTCTCTAATGTGCTTTTTTCTTTATTAAGAGCCAAAATAGCAGCATTATGTTGTGTCCAATTAGCAAGTTTATCGTGCGATTCAAGTTCTGCATCGATGTCTAAATGCTCTAGCTCTGTAATGCCTTGCTGTAATTTAGTACAGTCTTGTTCTTTTTTAGCAATCCATGCACGTTGAGTACGACCTAAACTATCAATAGTTGTTTGAATCTTTTCATTTGCAGTCTGAATAGCATTAATTTTTAATGTTTCGCTAGTAATTGCTTCCTTAGTAACACGAATCTGTTCTTTAAGAGATTCTGCCTTCTCAGACAAGATAGTAATACCTAGCAATTGTTCAATAATTGCTCGTTGGTCATTAACACGCATACTCAAGAACGGTTCTGTGTAAGTGTTAAGTGCAACAATGTGCTTAAACATGTCATGTGACATGTCTAACAAGTCGTTAATGTATTCTTGTGTCTTGCGACTGTCGCCTTGCGACTCATCTGTCATCTCTTGTTCTTGTTCATCAACAAAGAACTTGAGCACATTAGGTGAACGACCACGTTCAATACGATAATCAACACCATTCTTCTCAAAATGTAGTGTGACTAGCATACCTTTTGAATTTGTTTTATTGATTAAGTTATTCCGTTTAATGTTTGTTAATGCTTGCCCATACAATGCATATGACAATGCGTTAATGATAGTAGTTTTACCTGTACCATTACGTGATCCGCTATCATCGCCGCCTTGATCTAAGTTCTCACCTAGCACAAGTGTTAATTGCTCGCGATTAAAGTTTACAGCCTGAGTCAAATTGCCCACGCTCATAAAGTTTTTTACTGTAAGGTCTTTAATTCTAATCATAATTCGCTATAAATGTCCAATAATGTTTTCTTGTTGAAGCTATCTGAGTCAATTGCTGCAATTTCACCAGCAACAATTTGATCTACACTCTCAAACTGTGCAATATCTAGTTGTGTGTTAACGTCTTCCAGTTGCTTCTGCGGAATCAAACTAATTTCACGACAGTTGTATTGATTAATAAACGTTTCTTTAATAAAACTTGCTTCTTCGTAGCTAATAGGCAAGTCTAAGTTAACTCGCAAGTACATATTAGGTTTAATAAATGTAGTTTGCTCGTCAATTAACTGACTTAGTTTAACTGTACGGTACTTAGGACAGTTTGGCCAGTTAACATACTCGGGTGCTTTGTCGTTTTCGCGATCTAGTATCATCATTCCGCGATCATCATCCCATGCGTCTGCATAGTTGTGCGGAAATGCGTTACCGATGTAGTGTACTACGCCCTGTTGTTGACGTTTATGGAAGTGTCCACTAAAAACATACGATTGATTAGCAAAATCTTCTGCACGTAGCTCTCCGTGATCGGGCATTTGCACCATAGCGTTCATAAAAAACGTAGGAAGCTCAAAGTGACCAAAGATATATTTGCTTTTTAAGTTTTTTAGCTTCTTCCACTCATCGCCTACCAGCCACGGAACAATAGTAACATCATCAACTGTAGTAAGTTCGTCAATAAATGTAATACCTGGAATGTGCCTAGCAAATGCAGTACTGTTGACTGTGCGCTTGTCTTTGTAATACAAGTCGTGATTACCGTCAAAGAAGAAAAACTGCTCAAATGCAGCACCTAGCTTTTCCATACTGCGAATAGTAGCATCCATAGTAGTAAGATTCAAACTATTTCTGTTGTGATGCCAGTCGCCGCAAAAGATTCCAGTCTCACAACCGTTGGCTTTTGCAGTTTCAATGAACCAATCAACAAAATCTTCACAATCTTGATTGTGAACCTTTGAATTACCTTTTAATCCAAAGTGTATGTCTGTAAAGACTGCTGCTTTTTTAAACAAGAGTTATCTCTCCATAAATTTATATACTTTTATAGTATACAGGGTATTGACAAAGTTGTCAACTGATTATTTCTTGTCTTGATAATACTTTTCTCTACGCTGTTGCGCTTCCCATTCGCCGGCATTTTGTCGTGTAAAGCTAGGATTCATGTCGTTCATTTCAAGAATGTCATCTCGTATGTTCTGATTGCGCTTTTCTATGTTAATAACACGAACAAAACTGTTAGTAACTGCGGCTGTGTAGTAAGCAAACGGATTATCTGATTTGCTTTCGTCAAACTGTAGTCCAATTTGTGCTAGTTGTAGGATAGCTTGGCCTCTCATCTCGTCATTGTATGTATAACCACGAACGTTGCCACGAGTAGCATAACGATCGCATAGTTTCATCCACATCAATGCAAGTTTATTTGTTGCTTTACCGTGACTTAAACTAAAACTTCCGTTTTCCATGCCACCTTGCCAATGACTTTTACCAACACACATTAATTCGTCTTGTTCATTGAAGCGAAAATGTTGAAAAGGAGGAAAGTTTAATTTTACTTTGTGATCTGCAACTGTCTTTGGAGTCTTTTTACGACCAGGTTCGTCCGGAATGTGGTCAAATGTCATAATACGAAAAACTAAATCAGTTTTTTCAATTTTTCTATAGTCAACTTCGCATTCTGCAAGTTTAATTTTCTCACCTGCTGCTTTTCTAGCATCAAAGTCTAAATGTTGTAATCGTTTTGCTTGCGCACGTTTAGCTTCAGCAATTGTTCTAATGTTAATTTTGTCAATGCTAGGTAAAATGATATCAAATTGATGATCTGTATCAGATACATAGCTGCAAAACGTACTCTTTGATTTGTGTATTTCTTTAAGTATATCTTTATTATTTAAATAGTTAACTTTTCTCATAAAAACTCCAATGGTTGTAATACATTATAATATACACAGTTAATTTTGTCAACTAAATAACATATAGGAGACAATAATAATGGCACTATTTGGCGGCATAGGACAACAACTTTCATCAGCAGCTTCGCAGGCTCGTAATGCAATATCGCCCCAGCAGTCGGTAAGCAATCTGTTGGGTAGCGCAGCAAACTTTGGTCAAGGTTTAATAGGTCAAGTTGGTGATGCTGTAAAAGGTATAGCCGAGGATGTATTTACCGCTAAGAATTTTATGAGTTTGCTTCGCGGAGGCGGCCTCCCTAAATTTGGAATGCCTGGCGGAGTAGGATTTGCAGATGTTAGTTGGAAAGGAACCGATAATGATGATTGGCGTGTCAGGCTTTCAATGCCTCCTGGCATGGGTCTAGAACCAACTCTTGCAGCAGCATTAGGTAAAACAAGTGGAATGATTTTTCCATACACTCCTGCAATTGTTATGAGTCATAGTGCATCTTACTCACAAGTTAAACCTACACATAGTAACTATCCGTTTCCAGTGTATCAAAACAGCCAACCAGACACTATTCAAATTAGCGGAGACTTTATTGTTGAAAGCGAAGCCGAAGGTGTATATTGGGTTGCCGTAATTCATTACTTAAGAAGTGTTACTAAGATGTCTTATGGAAATTCAAGCAATCAAGGTTCGCCTCCTCCAGTGGTACAACTTAATGGGTATGGTGACTTTGTATTTAAAAATGTACCAGTAGTAGTTACACAATTTACTTGCGATTTAACTCCTGATGTTGATTACATTTATGTAAAATCTTTAGATACATGGGCACCGACAAAGTGTTCAGTTGCTATACAGTTAATGCCAACTTACAGTAGACGAGCTGTGCAGCAATTTAGCTTAGACAAATTTGTCAGTGGCGGATATGCTAAAGGCAACGGACAAGGATTTATCTAATGGCAGCATATATCGGAACCAGTCCATGGTATAATACATCTACTCAAGACGGACAGTATCTTGACATATTAAAAATACGTCCAATTCCTGCAGAATCAGATGATGTATTAATTACAATACAGCCTCAGTATACGCATCGCCCTGATTTACTTGCTTTTGATTTGTATGGCGACAAAGATCTTTGGTGGGTCTTTGCACAACGTAATATGGAAATACTTAAAGATCCTATATTTGATTTAATTGCAGGTATCCAAATTTATGTGCCAAAAGGCGACGCACTTACAAGGACACTAGGGATATAATATGGCATTAATTCCACAGAATTTATCAAATCGTTTAAAAGCAGTTGGCAGAGATGTAGAAACTGAAGTAGCTTCAGCCGCAAACCAGTTCCGTCAAAGTGCTAATATAGCAGTAGACGGTGTTGTAGATTCTGTAACAGGATCTATGCAAGAATTACAAGGTGCAACAGTTAACTTAGCAAATAGTTTAAACGGTTTAACTGGCCCAGGGATTGGTCAAAGTATTGTTGGCAATATTGCTAACGGAATAGGATCATCTTTAGTAAACGGTATTAAGGGCGGCATTGGTGGGTTCTTAGGAGCAGCCTTTGGCGGCGGATTTGGTAGTGTATTTGGAGGTGCCGGCAAACAGCCAAATCCTTTAGAACAATTTGCAAGTTACAATTATGTGTTTACGTTAGGCTGTCTAAGTGATTTTGAATTAAACTTCCCTGATCTAACCTATCGAAGAAGAGATCCAGGAGTAGTAATATTAAGAAGCGGAGGCGGCCCAACTCCGGGCAGTGCTACGCTATATGAATCAGCAGGCAAAGTAGAATATTTTATAGATGATGTAGAAATAGAAACAATAGTAGCAGGTAATCCTAATTCACGATCAACAAATGCAACTAGTATAAGTTTTAAAGTAACTGAACCATACAGTATGGGATTATTTTTACAATCATTACAAGTAGCAGCTAAAAGAGCAGGACAGCCCAATTATATTGAAGCACCGTTTTTACTTTCAGTAGAATTTAAAGGATACGATGACGGCAATAATTATATCCATGCTAGCAATTTGCGTAGAATGTTTCCTTTAAAATTTGTAAATATTGAATTTGAAGTAGCAGAAGGCGGTAGTGTATATACAGTACAAGCAATACCATACCACGAAGTTGCATTAACAGATGAAACACAAAATACTCACACTGATTTAAGTTTTGCTGGAGCAACAGTTGCAGAAATGTTGCAAACTGGCGCCAAAAGTTTAACTAGTGTATTAAACAATAGAGAAATAGCTGCTGAACGTGCTGGCAAAGTTAAAAAAGGAAACCAGTACGTTATAATGTTTCCAACTACTAGTTCGTCTGCACAAGAATCAACTCAGTTTATGATGGGACAACCTGAACAAGCTGACGATACTGCAACTACTAGAGAATTTACAGACGAAGAAATAAAAAGATACTATGTATCTACAACCGGTGACACTGAAGGGCCTGTTCCTGTTGATTATAGGAATGAAATAGCTAATGCAGCAGGTATAACAGTTAAAAGATCTAGTTTTGGCGAAAATATTCGAGAATATGCTGAACGATCAATTAATATAAATGAAATAGGACAATCTAAGATTGTTAATGCTAATACTGACGGCGGCACCCGTCCAATGCAAACTCCTACCAACGCTGAAAACGAAGACACTAAAGGTGAAGTTAACTGTTGTTTAGTAAACTTAACAGGCGACATTAGGCAAGCTACATTTTCTTCAGGTAAAAAAATTCAAACTATAATTGAAGAAATTATTATTACAAGTGAATTTGGCAGAAGCATTGCATCAAAGAAACCTGACTCGAATGGAATGATTCCGTGGTTTAGAATCGAATCACAAGTTTTTAATGCAGATTCTACAGCTGAAGTTGTTTCAACAACTGGTATTCCTTCGAGAATATTTGTTTATCGAGTAATACCGTACCTTGTTCATATTAGTAAATTCCAGAGCCCGAGTCAAAGCAGTCCTGGTATTCCGCAGTTAAAAAATCAGGCAATAAAAGAATACAATTATATATACACTGGAAAAAATAAAGACGTCATTGATTTCAATATCAAATTTGATGCAGCATTTTTTACAAGTATTAATGGCGATATGGGACAGATGGGTTCTGATAGCAAACAATCAGTAACACAGGAAACAACTGCAACTGGTCCTAATGTATCTCCAGGAGTATCTCCAGGAAACACTCAAGCGGGTGAACTAGGAAGAGCGCAATCTGCTGTTGCAGGTCCAAATAGACGAGACGGTGGCATTGGATTTTTAAGTCCAGAATCACAAATTGCTCGAAGTTTTAATGAAGCATTAATGAACAGTCCTGTAGACTTAATTGCAGTAGATCTAAAAATATTAGGAGATCCGTATTACATTTGTGATAGCGGAATGGGAAATTATAACGCACTTCAAGTTCCAGGAATTTTAAATATTACTAAGGACGGTACAATGAATTATCAAAACGGAGAAGTTGATATAGAAATCAACTTTAGAACTCCGTTAGACTATGGTCCTACAGGATATATGGATTTTCCAGGTGGCGGAACTGCTCCTGTAGGAGAATTTAGTGGATTGTATCAAGTTTTATTTTGTAAAAATGTGTTTAGTAACGGAGAGTTTACACAAGAACTCCAGACAATTCGTAGACAACGACAAAACTCGGCATTTACTGCTCCTTCACAATCCGGTATTCTTAATACTGATAATGCAGGAACGCAAATAGCACCAACCCCAGCTAATCCACAAGTTGGCGCAAATTCGGAAGGTGATGCTGGCGAAGCAGCAGCAAGGGCAAACGTAAATGGCGCTAATACTGCTGATCCTGGGTTTATACCTAGCAGACCAGCAAGTGCTCCTAGTCCATCTGCTGGCAGCACATACGACGATGCACCTCTAAGAGCGCTTAGAGCAAGACAAGCAGCTAATGCCTCTGCACAACAACAATCAGGACCGTTCTAAGGAATAAACAATGGCAGGACAAGATACTAGAACCCCAGACGCACAACCAAAGACGAGTTCATTTGACGGCCCTGGGCCGTTTATGGCAATTGTACGCAATCATTTAGATACTGAGTACATGGGATCTCTTGAGGTTGAACTTTTAAAAACAACAACTGAAGGCAACACGACTGATGCTACTGGAGAATTGGCAACAGTAAGTTATCTAAGTCCTTTTTATGGAATTACACCGTATAGCGGAACAAGTGACAATGAAGGTTTTGATTATACACAGAAAAGTTACGGTATGTGGGCAGTTCCGCCAGATGTTGGATCAACTGTCTTAGTTATATTTGCAGAAGGAAATAAAAGTCGAGGCTTCTGGTTTGGATGTGTACAAGAAAAGTTTATGAACTTTATGATACCAGGCAACGGTAGTACAAAGAATAATAAAACAGATCAAGCTAAAGTATTACCAGTAGGTGAGTATAATAAAAGAAATGAACCTGGATCTGGCAATCAGCCTACTACTTTCTTAAAACCAGTCAACGATGATGCAGTTACACAACTCACTCGGGCAGGTCTAATTAATGATCATATAAGAGGAACTACAACATCGAGTGCTAGACGAGAAGTACCTAGTATGGTATTTGGTATGAGTACTCCTGGACCGTTAGATCGTAGACCTGGTAAACCTAGAGTTAAAGTCGGCGGCGAAAATGCACAAACAGATATGCCAGCATCAAGACTTACGGGATCAAGTTTTGTAATGGACGACGGTGACCCTAGTTTATTTAGAAAAGGACCTGCTGCATCAACTCCTAGTGTATATGCATCATTGGCTGATGGCGGCGACCCTATGATTCCTGCTAATGAATTGATAAGACTTAGAACACGTACAGGACATCAAATATTGATGCATAATTCTGAAGACTTAATTTACATTGCACATGGCAGCGGGCAAAGTTGGATAGAAATGACACCTCAGGGTACAATTGACGTATATTCATCAGGGTCTATTAATTTTAAATCTGGCGGTGATATTAATCTAGCTGCTGGCGGCAATGTCAACATCGGCGCAGCTGGTGCTATTAACCTAAATGCTCCTACAACTAATGCAAATAATATTGGAGTTACAGGAAATTTAGATGTCAGTGGAACACTAAAAGCATCTACAGTAAGTGGTGTAAACGTAAAAGCAACACATCCTCATTTGCAAAGCGGTGGAGCTGCCGGAACTCCAACAGCACCAGCGGCTCCAGGATCAGGATCAGGCGGCAGCACTCCTGCTGCAATAAAAGATACATTTGAAGCATGCGTAGCAGCGACTGCTCCTCCGTCAGCTGGTGCAAGCTCAGAAGGCACTGCTGGCGAAGCAGAAGCAAGAGCAAATGTTACGAGTACACCATCGAGAACAGGTGCAGATACTGCGGATCCTGGACTACCTACAACAACGGCACCTACTACTGTTCCGCCACCGATATATTCAGGCCCAGGATCTTCAGTAGGAACAGGTGGATCAGCAACAGTTACAAGTACACCGTCAAGAGACGACCCGCTTCCTTAAGGTAAATACAGTATGAGCACATTAGAGAAAAAACTTTATAAAGAAATTACAGTAAAAGGTAACACTCGCCCTGACTACGGTATAGGCGAAAAAACTTATAAAGGATTCTCTACAGTTAATCCTGATAATATCGGGTTTCAGTTGTATGATTTGCAAATTGTAAAACAAGATATTATTAACCACTTTCACATTCGTCAAGGCGAACTTCTTAGCAATCCTAACTTTGGAACAATTATATGGGACATTTTATATGAACCATTAACTGAAAGCCTTAAGCAGATTATCGCCGAAAATGTAACTACTATTATTAACTATGATCCTCGAGTTAGTGTTACTAGTATTACAGTTGATCAGTACGAAAGCGGCATACAAATAGATGCAACACTTATATTTTTACCCTACAATATCGCTGAAAATATGCGACTAACGTTTGACCAAAACAACGGATTTTTAGCCAACTAATTATATACGTGGTTTATTCAAATTAATAAATACACTATAAGTTAGAGGAAAGC